CAGCTGGCATATTTGAAAACGTACCAGCATCTAACAATTGTCTAAGTGCATTCGTTGCAGTTCTTGATAATCCACCAATCATGTGGATTAAGCCAAAGCCATAAAAACCAAGTCCAGGTAAAAATTTAAAATGAGTAAAATACTCAATTTTATTTTTTAATGGGTCCTCTGCTTTATAGTTTCTTCTTATTGCTAAAACTTCTCTTGATGATGTATCAATAGTTACAATGTATGGAAGTTTTATTCCTGTTGGATTTTGTTCCGCATCTTTATCTTCAAAACCCTCAAGGTCAATATTTGTATGAAATTCTAGAATAGTGTACATTTCTTCATCTCTAGTTTTTCGAACTCCTTCTAATTCTCTTTCTCTTTTCTCAACTTCTGTTTCTTGTGAGTAGCCAGGATTTATTTCTATATCTCTATAAAAACCAGATACTTGTTTTTTTCTTAAATCATTTTCAGATATTTTTAAAACATGAATAACAGATTCTGCATCTTCTAAAGAAGTTGCAGTGTATGGAACTACCAAATCATCTGCTGGAATAAATTTAGACACGGCTCTGTTAAGAAGTTCATCGTAATAAACTTTCTTAAAAGCAGAGCCGCTAAGAGGGAGATAAAAAAGTAACTGATCGAACTCGGGTTCATACTCTTTCATCACATTCATGAGTTGATAGTTCATGAAATTTTTTACTCTAGTTGACTGTTCTTCTTTTTGTTTTGTAACTGTACCCATAATTTGAGTATGTACTGGACCAGTCGCTGGAAGTAATTCTTTGTAAGCGTGTGCTTGAAACTGTGTTACTGCCTCTGCTAATACAGGGTGCGTAGCACCACTTGCATTTGAAAATGGTTGAGATCTTGTTTCATATTTAAATCCTAATAAGTCTAAACCTTTTGTGTATGCATCTTCCCAATCTTTTCTAGATGCTTTGTATTGCATATAATTTTCATAAAGATCAGAACCTAATCGTCCTAAAACTTCTTCTGGTAATAAATCTGCTAAATTATCAAAATGTTCGTTTGTGCCTGGTTGGTTTATGGCCTCTGGATCAAAACTAATTGTAGCACCACCATCTTCTTCCTGTGTTACTTCAACGTCTTGAGCACCTTGTGCTTCTTCAATATTTTCTTGAGACGCTTCTACTATCTCTTCTTCACTAGGTAATTTTATTTCTTGCTCTACGTTTGGCAAAGACTTGTCTATTTTTGACATTATTTTTCTCCGAGTTCGATACCACTATAGTCTTTTTTCCGGGGACATTCAACCCTTGTGGATGTGGTCCTCTAAGAGGTGGTATCGTGGTTGTTAGTTTTTTAGTCATCTAATAACCCTATTCCTTGTATTGCTAATGATGCACCAAGTCCAGCTATACCTGCTCTTGATAATAATCTTAATGCTGGTTTAGACATACCTAGTCTAGCAAATTTTCTAAATGCTGAAGGCAATCCTTTTGTTAATTTTGGTGTTTGTTCAGCAAATATTGGATATGTGTAATTAAAAGGGTTTGTTGCAATATCTGAAATTGAGTCTCCTTCTGATATTTGATCTGCAATATCCATTGCAGCTAATGGTGCTAACACTCCAGGTGACGCTGCAACTCCAAGTCCTCTTCCTAAAACTCTTCCACCAGTTCTTATTAAACCTTTTTGTTCAACACCTAGTCCTCTTGATCTACTAGCTTTAATTGTTGATGGTGCAGCAAGAGCCGTTGATGCAGCTAATGATGCTCCAACTGCAGGCAGTTGATAATCTAAAATATCTGGTCGTGTCATATCCTCTGAGATAGGCTGTGTTACCATATCAACCAACATATTTTTTTGTTGGTCTTCATTTGATAAATAAGTTGTTGGATCGTCGTTTCTAAATTCTTTTACAAGTGCAGCGGCAGCTCCACCAGCAAGTCCTGCTACACCAAATGTTCTGATGCTAGGGTTTTTTAAAAAACCTAATGCTGCATTTTTAAATTTTGGAATAATACCTTGTGTTTGATTTATTTTATTTAAAGTTCCAACTCTGTCTGTCTCCATGGCTTCAGCCATTTCTTTAGCGCAACCACCAGAAAAACCTATTCGACCACCGTCTTTACTAAATGCAACTTTACCTTCAAAAATATTACAAACGTTTCCTGTATTGTTTTGAGCAGCTGCTACAATTGTATTTTTTATATTACTTTCCCAAAATGGTTTTGCTTTTTTAACATCAATATAAAAACCTTTGTCTTTTGCAAACTGTCCAATATCAAGTCCTGCTTCTTTAAATCTTTCTAGAGTTTTCGGAGAGTAAATTTTTGGATCTATTGTTTGTCCAACTTTTATATCTGGTAAATTTAATTGATTTATTTGATCTAATGTAAATCCTTTTTTTGTTAAAGAATTTATTAGTGTTGTTCTATTTGAATCCAAAGATAAAGCTATTCTTTTAGCTTCCTCTACATTAGGGGTATTACCAGATAGCAGTTTTTGAATACTTGAAACTTTTTTAGAAAACTGTCCTTGATATCTTGCTAGTTCACCCTCGTTTATATTTGTATCAACAGCATCTACAAACACGCTAAATGGTTGTATCCCTCTAGACTCACCCGTGCTAAGACCAATAACTTCATTAACACTAAATGGAACGGTTTGACCTTGTTTCAAACCTAATACATTTTTTAATTCATTTCTAAAATTAATTTTAAATGTTTCTAAATTTCCTGATTCATTAGGATACAATTTATTTATGTTATCTAAAGCTAATCTATAAAAAGCACTTCTACGTGCGTTGTTCTTAGTATTTAGTGAGAGTTGATTTATAATTTTTTTTCCAAGAACAGCATCTTTTGCAATATCTATATCAGTTCTAAATGTTTCCCCTCTTAAAAGTCTAGAGTATAAAGCTTCTGTGTTTGCAACTGTAGTAGGAGTTGACATAGAAGTTTTTTGAATAACTTCACCTATGTCAGGTAGTTGTCCTTTAGTGTCTTTTAATTTTTTTCTAAATAATTTGTCATACTCTTTGATGTTATCCACCATAGCAGCTGATATTTTTGGAGAGTTAATTAAAGAGTTCCAGTTTTTTAAAACATTAACACCTGGATCTTTGTAACGAACAACAGTTTCTCTTAACCCTGTTGTTGGATTAACACCAACGGTTCTTATCTTTTTAATATTGTCTGCTATAAATTTTGTTGATGTGTCTTGATTTGGTTTTGATTCATAGGTTCTTAAAGTTTGTAAAGGAAGACCAAGTTTTTTAGCCATCTCTGTTGGTGTTAAAGTAAAACCTTTAGCACCTTTAACAAGTTTTTTATCTCTTAAAAAAGCATTATATGCATTTGATTTTTGATAAATTTCTAAATCTTTGTATGGTGTTTCAATAGTCTGATTGACAAAATCTCTAAATTTTTTATTTTTTTTATAAATTTCATCGACTTTACTTACTCCAACTTCTCCTCTACCTGTAAATTTTTTAATAGAAAGATTTTTAAAGTTACCTTTATTTTGTTCTCTTTTTATAAAAGCACTAATAGTTGCAGTTTCAGCATTAGGTGCTTTTGCTTTCTTTTTTATTTCTTCAAGGCTAAGATTAAATTTTTTTCCACTAGCTAAAAGTTTTTTTAAATAGTCAGAAACTTTTTGAATATCAGGAGATAATGCCATTAGACCTCCAGGATCTTAGCTAAGCCACCACTCTTCATACCAATATCAATTCCTAGTTTCTTTTGAATCTGTAATATCTCTTCTGGAAAGTCTTCAGGATTTTTTAAGGCTTGGTTTAATAATTTTATGTATGCAGTTTTTTCTTTACCCACTAAAGTTTTATCTGTTGCAAGCTCTGCAAATAAACGAGAGACATCTTTTCCAGTAATACCGTAAGCCTCAGCAGCAGCAAAACCTTCACCTGCTCCTCGTTCTAAAGCTTGCCGTCGTTTTAACATACCTAAAGCTTTACCAACAAGTTTACCACCTCTGTAACCTAATCTTGCTAAACCACCGTCTGCAAATTCAAAGTCAGATATATCAACAGACTCAGGATCAAAAAATCTATCGGTAACACCTCTGCCTCGTGCATCTTTAACACTAACTAATCTTTCAGCAAATAGTTGTATATCATTTGGTCCGTCAAGTTTTGCAACTGCTGATGCAACCTTTGGTCCAAAATATTTTTGTACTAATAAGAATGGATCACCCATTCCTCCGCCACCACCCTCGGTCATAAATTTAAAATCATCTGCTTCCATAACACTAGATAATGTTGGACCTTCTACATCATCACTTAAATCTTTTACTCTATTTAAAAATTCTCTAGCATTTGCTCTAACAACTGGTTGAGCTGCATCTGATACACCAGCGTTTAAATAAATTTTGTTTACAATGTCATCTACGATTAGGTTACTACCTTTGACATTTTTAATTGCTTCTAAACCTGCACCTGTAAATGTTGATGCATCGGATTGTATTGGTGCTGCAATATCATCTGTACCACCACGAGAACCTGGAGGTGGTAAATCGTCTGCCATAGATCTTAAGGACTCTAGGCCTGATTTGTCTAAACCTTTAGTTCCTGTAGCAAGATCTGTAATGTTTGCTGGCGCTGCAGGTGGCATGTAAAAATTTTTCATCTTAGTCATGTTCTCTAACAGCTTGTTAGCTTGAACATCATTTAATTTATTTGAAACTGCATACCCAACTGAACTGGTTAATTCTTCTACTGCTTTTGATTGTGGTAATACTGCTAGCGCATCGGTGTTAATGTCCATGTCTAACATTAACTCTGGAGATTTGCCTTTACCCAAAAAATTAATATTAGTTCGGGTACCCATAACTTCATTTAGGTTTCCTCCTAATTGTTTAAAGGTTTGTAAAATTAAATCTAATGTCTGTTTCCTAGCCATAATATTCTAGTCTTCTCCTATCAGGCAATGGTTCGTCTTTGTAAGAATCTTTATTACGAACTATTCCTCCTTGTTTAATACGCATGATTGCCTGGGTCATAGAGTCGACATAGTCGTCGTAATCTCCATGCGGAAATGCTGCGCACTCTTCCACAACTTCTTGAGCAAAATGTTGGTGCATAGGAGCCCATACCATTCCCATCTCAAAGAGCGGTGATACAGAGTTTACCCTTGCATGTTTATCATTTCCTCGGCTTGGCGTAAAGTTAATTACTGGGATTCCCATATCCCTTAATTCTGCCGTCAGAGGTATACCAGAAGCTTTGGCTTCAACGATTACCATATCAGGACGCCAATACAGATACTCTTCATGAGCTACCTTTTTAAGTTCTGGAAACTCGTATCTGTCCTTAAAAGCGTTCAGTAATATTATCTGAGGGCTTTCATCTTCTGTTTTAAAAACTCCCCAGGTGGTTATGGCGCTATAATCGGCAGATTCTTTTTTAAGAAAAGCTGTATCGTAAGATTGAATTATAAACTCACATTTAGGTGGCTCCTGTTCCTCCCAGTCTCTCCACCAGTCACGTTTGATTATAGCACCCTCTTCAGCTGTCGGCTGTTGCATATACTGAGCATTCCAGTTGTTGACAGGAATAGAAGCTTTAGTTTTTTCTAATTCATTCTTGGTCCAGTATTCTGGCCACACGGGATTACCATCAGGAAGCAGGGCTGGTAATTCTACTACTTCCCATTCATCAGAGTTCTCTTCTCCCTGAGCCTTGATCAGTTGTCCGGTAAGATCTTTTGTACTCCACCTTGTCATAACAACTACGATACGACCTCCTGGTTGAAGACGTTGACGTGGACCTGATGTATACCAGTTCCATGCTTTCTCGAATGACTTACTATCTTTTTTAATATCTTGTTCTTTGTGTGGATCGTCGATGATTAATAGATCAGCACCACGACCTGTTATCGCTCCACCGACACCGGCAGCGAAGTATTCACCTCCCTGTTCCGTTTTCCATTTACCAGCGGCCTGTGAGTCCTCCATCAGTCTCGTGTCGAATAATTCTTTGTAGTTT